CGCACAGTGTGGGCAGCGTTTCATGCCCTGCTGAAACTGTGCTGCTGCTTGAGCCTGGGGGTTGGCGGGCAATACCGCAATGATGATGAGACCGATGAGTCCGAGCAGAAGCCCCAGAACGACCCCGAGACCCGCCCGCCCCTTGGAGTTGCCGATGACTCCGCCGAGAATGGCACAGATCAACCAGACGACTACGACACCTTCCATATCAGTCCCCCATCTCCCGCAACTTGTCTTGGAAACTGAACGCGATGCACCGGCGCACAGCTTCGTGAACCTCCGCATTGTGCTCCACGTACCCGGGTGCGCCGACCTCGTTGATCGTCTTCGCCAGCATCCCGATCGTCACGTCGAGTTTGTTGCCGTTCATCGTGAGTTCCGCCGCGTACCCCCGCGGGCAGAACGCCTCGACGGTGATGTCCCGGGCGCCGCTCACCGTCCGAATCGTGCCCGAAGCGAGGGCAGCTTCGCTGTTCTCTCGGTAGGTGGCTTTACCGCACCCCAACCCAATCGTCAGGGTCGCCAGCAGAACCATGACCCAGTATCGCATCACACCTCCTTATGGATTCTCCGCCTGCGGAACACAGGGGCCGATCGGGGCGAGACCGCCCATACCAGCCCCTGCCCGTTCATCGAGGCCGTTGACCCACATCGATCTTTCGCACCACAGGAAACGACACCCCGCCCACAGGATCTCCCGGCAGATGGGCAGATCCGTTGCAACGGCGTGTTCCAGTACCCGAACGGCGCCGGGCTGGGCAGGTTCGGGAGGGGGCGGAGGCTGATCCTTTTTGCACCCCAGCCCTAGCACCAGGAGGATCAGCAAGATCCATCTCCACATGGTTACACCCACTCGATTCCAATGGTCATGAGGATGCTCCCGGCCAGATCATGGGCATCATCCTCCCCGTCTTCGACGAGACGACGCACCAGGGTGTAGAGGCTATCCACCCCATGGGTCACAACGCAGCGACCCTCCTGGGTGCAGATGACGGCCTCCAGGTGACTGTCAATCCCGATGTTCACGACCCGGGCCAGGGTACCCAGGTCGGTATCCGACAGTTCCATGCGGTACTCTTCACCGAAGGGGCTCTCCCGTTTGAACTGTCTACGGAAATCATCCCTGCTCGGTAAGACACCACCTGAGAGTAGCATCATCCCTCCTACAGAGCCCCCGGGAAGCTGACCGCGAGGCACTGTCGTAGGTACTCCAGCGAGCGGGCGTTCTCCTCCTCGTGCTCGGGGAGGCACTTGTTGATGATCATGGTGTGCAACTCGTTGAGCCCGGCCTGGGCCTGTTCCGCGGACTGGACCGGGATGACCTCCTTGCCCTTCCGCCCCACGATCTTGGCCATGCCCGGGTTGCAGGTCGCGTCCAGGGTGAGCGTGCCTACGTCCTCGAAGAAGAACGAGTCCACGGGGATTCGGAAGACCCCGGTCGCTGTCGCATGTTCCCCCTCTGCCGTGAAGTGGGGGCCCTGGGCACAGCCCAGGGCAAGCCCGAACACCACGAATACCGTGGCCAGTACGATGTTTCGCAACCGCATGTCCCCTCACTCCCCGTGCCGGTACCCCACTCCGGCCTTCCGGTCGATGAGCATCGGATTGATGCCGAAGTGCTCGATCGCGTAGGCCACACCCGTTCCCGCCGGGGCTTCGAACTGCATGGTGAGATTCGGATTTGAATCTCCGGGGAACGGCGAGGGCAGGTCGGTTAGAACCCACACCTTGTCCGTTCCCCCATTGTTGGTCAGAACCTGAACATCGGTGATCTTCATGGTCAGTCCCCCAGCGGCACGATCGTGAAACTGCACACGTCCAACCAGGACTCGCCCCGGTTGAAATCCGCCGTGCAGAAGTCGTCGACGCCGGGCATGGAGAACTTGCGCTCCCGGATGTCCCGGGCCTGGACGAGCCCCGAGTAAATCGGGGCGCTGTTCATCGCTTTCCCCGTCCGGCTGTTCTTGAGGATGATGGTGATGTACTGGGCGCCCGACGCGGCCCCTTCGTTGAGGAAATCGCAGTCCCCCTTGCCCATCCCGTTCATCGTGCAGGAGGCCAGGATCTTGGGCTCCCCGGTGTTCACGTAAGGCACGATGGCCACAGCCACGGTAAGGACCGTGAGTTCCACCCACGCGGTGGCGACGAGGATGGCGAGCACGACGCGGTTCATTTGTGATCTCCTTCGGTGAAGTCCTACAGTAGGTGCTACTCAGGTCGGGGAGGGGATGATCCCGAGGGTGTAAAATTTTCCGGGTGGCGTGGGGGACATGCAGGATCTTGCTAAGACCTAAGAGTGTCTTCCAAATCTGCGGCTGTCATTCCCGGGTTTCTTAGTGCCCCCGCAACCAGTCCAATGACATGGGCTAGTGCCGCAGGGCGCGTCAGGTTTGGGTAACAGGAACGGATCACCTGAACGTCAATTTCCAGTGGGGTCTCAATCTGATCTTTGATCAGATCGGACTCAAAAAGAACCTTCTCGGGTTGGATGTTCCATTTGGTACGGATCTCCAAGAAACACTCCAACCATCCTGCCAACGTGCGTTTAGCAGTCTCTTCGTTGCCCCCCTGCCCCAAAGCAGAGCTCAGTCCCGATTCGGTGATGTAAGTTTTTTGAGGGACACCCAAAAGCCACAGAGTCTCGTCCCGGATGTGCTCATACCTGATATGATTCTCGTTGCCTCTCCCCATGCCGATCCCGCAAGCTGCAAACAGATCCTTTAGCTGAGTTTTAGACATTTCCGGAACAACACCGGCGGCAACCCGGAGAAGTTTCAGTTTTAGTCCGTCTGGCAAATCTGTGCGCTCCCACTGATTGGTCCCTTTGAGACCCCGAGGCTGAGGGTTCCCTTTGGGAGAGGGGGCGGATACAGTACTATACTGTCGGATATCGCTGATACGATTCTGCCAGATCAGAAACTCGTGGGTTTTCCCGCGTACAGCAGCACTCAGATAGGTTTGAGTTATTCCCGTAGTGCTGAGGCCGAAGGACTTACAAATGGCGTAAGTAGCATTTGCCATGTCCATCTGGTGAAGGTTGTTTTTATCCAGCAGTGACTTTAACTCATCTGGGCTAGACGGGACAGGGTTTTGCAGGAAAACCCCCAGCACTTTCTGCTCAAGACTAGTCATTTTTCCCTCCCTGGGTAAGACCCATCCTGAGCCTCTATACTCTATACGTGGGGAAAAGAGCGTCAGTCCACGTAATAACGTTCCTGCTTGCTGTTTTCCCCACCCTGTTTTTCGCCGCGGACGCGCCCATCTTTCTTCAGCTTGCCCAGATGGCCCGAAACGTTATCCGGATTCAGGTTGAGGGCAGAGACGATGTCCTTGCGCATGACGCCGGGGTTGCTGCGGATGTAGTCCACGATCCGATCCGCAGTTACACCCATGGAGGTTGTACTACCAGTCGGACGTGGGGTGCTAGGTGAACGGCCGCCACGCCCCATCTCTAGCACATCGCCCCAATCTAGTGAGAGCCACATCTCTGCAAGGGACGGATCTGCATTGATCGCGTTCAATACGTCTCTGACCGTCAGACTTTTGGTTTCAGGAGAAGCAAGGAACTCCTGGATCAACTCGCGGGAGAGCCGGTCCCGCTGGGCCTGCATCCGGGACTCCAGTGTCCCCGCCAGATCCCTGGGCACCGTTTCCGGTGGCAATGCGTCCAACGAAACAGGATCTGGGTGTGTTGAGCGATTCATTTCCGTGTCTCCGTTCTGATGGACAGATTTGGTGGGGGTTTCCCTAATCAGTTTGAACAGATTGACCCACTCCAAAAAGTCAACGTCTGAACTGAAAGCCACGGAATTGTCAAGCCCCAAAGCCCGCAGTAAACCGATCTCCGTTAGATGCGGCCACTTTCGGTCAATCCCGAGGTCCTCCAGTAGATCCCCCATGCACAGAAGAAGTTCTTTTCGGAACTCTAGATTAGCACTGATCTCGTACAGAGAAATACCACAGTGATTGAAAACAGCAGCCAACTGCCCCCTTCTGGTGGGAGGATTCACCTCCACGTACACAGCCACCTTTGACAGGCGCTCAGAAAGGGACCAATCAGTCGGTTTTTGGGGCGTAACACCAGTTACAATCTCATCCCCGACTGGTGCTCTGGTCTGGAGAATCCGGAGCATCTGAATCCATTTCCTGTACGGTCGCGCCTGCCGGGTTTCGTCCTGGAGGGCAACAGTAAGTTCTGTAGCCGTCAAACTAGACTTGATGCCGTACCCTCGTTCTAACAGAAGATTTTTCATGGTCCAACAGAGGCGCTGTTTTTGAACCTGAGAGTCGAGATTAATGTTCCGTTGGGACAAAAGCCCCCTCAAGTCACAGCCTTCATAGGACTGTGATGCCAACCATTCGATGTGACTTCGATGTGCCGGAAATTGACCTCGGTTCCCTGCCACTCGGGGTGGTTTGGTTGGTTTATTGGAAAAGGATATACGATGTGTTTTAGGGCTATCTTGTACAGTTTTTAAAGTTTGTGTCCCAGAAGATTCCCAAAGGGATCGGAATCCTAGTAGGGTTTGAACAATTTGATATGCTTTTCGGGTGTAACCATAACAGGCAAGTACAAAAATCCCCTGCCATGAGATGGCGTAACGTCCGGTTATAGGCCCTTCTGGGGGTGGATCTATGTCGGCCTCTTTCAAAGGCCCGACTCGCCAACCATTGAAATTCACTCCAGATGTGGACGAAGTTACCTCGAACCCAATACTGAATGCAAAATGCGGCTCTCGGGGTAAGACCAACTGCTGGCTGGGATCAGTGGAGAGTGTCCGAAGTGTAAAACCTTCTGTCCGCAAAATGTTGCATGCGACCTCGGCATCGCAGGAATTTTTTAGGAGATCAATGATGCTTTTCCGCTGACCCCGTAGCCACTGAATCTCTTCCGGAGTCAGATCCCGGGGTTCATATCGGAGTGGCACGTGCCTCAGGGTTTTTGGATCTCCTCGATTTTTGTTGCTAGTCCGGACTTTGACTGCTCTACTCGAAACACTGACGGGATGATCCCGGAAACCAGCGGGAAGGTCAAACGAGGGGATTGAACCCGTCGAACGCAGCCTTCTCCAGTTCAAGGCACTGCGGTTCCCGCTTGACGCGCCCCTGTCCGTCGCGCTCGTGCCAGTCCCCGAACTCTCTCACGTTGAAACGGGTGCAGCCCCCGTACTCGCGTTCGTAAAACGAGCAGGTCGGGAAACAGAACTCGCCGTCCACCACGATCCTCATCGGCATGAGCACCGTGAATTCCTTCTTCGCCATGTGGGATCTCCTTGTCCCTTGATGGATCAGCGAGCCTCGATCAGGTCTGCGAGCCGTTTGCGGTAAGCGTTCTCGAAGGTGTGCGCGTCCTCACAGGAGGCCCAGAACTCTGCCCCCACGAGGTCGGCCAGCGCGTCGTAGTCTCCTGGGAGCGGATCCCACGGGCCATGTACCGTCGTCTGATCGATGTGCCTCCAGATCTCGTCCGCGCACTCGACCGCCAGTTTCTGGATTTCGGTTTTCGTCGCCATTGTCCGTCTCCGTCGGGGGCATCCCGTTATGTATAGACTACTCTGTGGGTGGCGGAAATGATCCCGGGGGAGCGATTTTCGGGGGTTCATTGGATTGAGCGCGGTCAGTCGTTCAGGTCGAGTGACTGGGCCTCCGCCATGGCCATCTGGTAGGCTGCGGCGAAGATCATCGCCTCGGGGCCGAAGACACTGTTGAACGGGGGCGGCATCAGGCGGCCGTGCCGCTCGTTTGTACAATTACGTTGCCCCACAAACCCCCGTTGCCGGGAACGAAAACTGCCTCTTGGGCTAAATACAAAGATTCCGCAGAGCGGCGGGGCATCCCGTTTGAACTTTCCCTAGAACAGGTCGCATCAATCAGTCTCCGGCCTTGCACTTACTGTGGACAGACTGCGGGTGGCATCGATAGGGCAGACAACACGAGGGGGTACGAGACGGGCAACTGCGTTCCGTGCTGTAAAACCTGCAATCGTATGAAGGGTACGCTGACGGTGGAGGAGTTCCTCGGGTGGGCGGAGCGGGTACGGGCGTATCAGTCGACCATGACCTCGATCAGGTAGCGGAAAATCTGGGCGTCCTGGTCGAACGTGACGAGTTCGTCGTGCACGAACCCGCCCTGGTTCTTCGTCCCGCAGGCGAAGATGAAATCGTTCTGCGGCCAGCCCTTCGGGCGGTGCTGATCCCAGCAGGCACTCGTCCGACCCTCCGCCAGCCCCAGGGCGACCTCCTGGAGGTACATGAACGCCCCCCGTGCGGTGTTGCCGGAGCCGTAGTAGGCCCCCTGCGCCGAGGTGTAGTTCATGGACTTCAGGGCGCCGTTCGTCCCGTCCGTCGGCAGGCTGCCCACCATCTTGTGCCCGGTCGCGTTCCAGGCCGGGGCGTGGTACACCCCCTTGCCGAAGGCAGCCCCGGCGCGGTGCACACCGCGGGGCAGGTTCTCCGGCATCAGGAGGCCGGACGTGCTGATGCCCAGCAAGTTCTCCGTGCGCGTCCCGTGCCACGCGAAGATCTTGCCGACCGCCCCGGGCTTCGTGGTGACCCGCTGCGCATAGGTGTTGAACCGTGGCTCCGTCCCGTTGCGGGTGAATTTGAACACCCGGGCAACCCGCAGGATCGACCGACCGCCCCGCCACCAGTTCTGGTTCTTGCGGCTCTGCGCCGAGTTGAAGATCTCGACCACCTTGCGGAAATCGGCCGAAGTCGGATCACACGCCTCGATCGCGCAGTTCAGGCCGTCGTACCAGACCGCCTCCTTGCCACCCGTTGCTGGGGCAGCGTGGGCCGCTGCTGCGAACGTGGCCTGGGCGAGGTGTGCGTCCCGGAGCAGGGTGAGGAACTTGCGCTGTTCCTCCAGCCGCTCGTAGGACGCGATCACCAGCCGGTGCAGGTTTGCCCGACCGCGCATGTCACGCCCGATTTCGCGGGGGACATTGCTCATGAAGCGATCGGTCAGGTTGATGATCCGCTGGTCCGGGATCCCGCCCACGAGGGGCAGGGTCTGGTTGACGTTCGAGGACGATTCCCGCCCGAAGTGACGCTCCAGTTCGGCCGCGATCTCGTCGAGGATCTCGCCGCCCAGGTCGAGCTGTCGGTCGCTCAGATTGCCGATCGGATTCTCGGCGGTGGCTCCCGCCTGCGCGCTCAGACCGGCGCGGACGACGCGGCTCGTCTCGTTGTAGATGATGCCCAGGAGCCGCCCGACCTCGGGGTGGAACACGCGAGACGTCGCGGGCACGACGATCGGGGCGACGGGCTTGGCACCGTTGGTCAGGTCGATGCCCTTGGTCGCGGCCTTCTTCACTTCCTCGTCGATGGAGCGGGTGTCGAGCCGGGTGTAACCCTTGCCCTCCTTTTCCCGCACCTTCTTGGCGAGTTGGGCACGTGCCGAGGACTCCGAAGTACCTCGCACGCTGCCCTTGTCGGAACCCGGCGTGCCGGTCGAACCCCAGCGGCACTCGAAGCTGAAAGAGCCGTTGCCGAGATCCTCGACCCAGCCGGTCCAGAACTTGTTCGACCCCAGCGTGGTGCAGCCTGTCTTGGCACCCGTCAGGTCGGTGAAGTTCAGGCTGACCTTTTCCAGTACCGTCGCCATCCCTTGATCTCCCTTCAGTCCCGAAAAACGATCCGTCCCTTACACGTTCATCTACTCAGTTCGGGCTGGAGATGATCCCGTTACTCGACCGCGCGATACAGGTCCAGCAGGCCCCGGAAAGCGCGGATCATGTTCCGCGCGATCTCCTGGGTCTCCTTGCCGTCGAGCCCCCGCATCTCGGTGATGCAGTGCTGGTAGAGTTGGATGCTAACCCGCGCGACCTCCGCCTTTTTCGGGTCCTGTGTGAACTCCGTGACCTTGCGCGCGTGGTGCTTGGCAGAACGCGGGGTCGTCCCCGTCCACTCGAAGATCTCCTCCAGCGTCTTGTCGGTGTGGATCTCGCCACGGGCGACCGTCATCGCCGTCAGCAGCCCACATCCCGTGTAACGATCCAGCCGCCACACGAGATGCTGTTTCTGGTGCTCATTGAGATCGGACACCCTCATGGGTTGCCTCACTTGTTGAACCACACGACGTGGGTCCACTTCGCGTGGCCGAGCCACTGGTCGACCTGGGACGGGGTGAACTCGATGTCGGACATCCCGTCCGCCGTCGCCAGACGACCGACGCCGTCGCGGTCCCCGTACAGGTCATGCTCGACGCAGGCCACGAATTCCTCGATCGTCATGTGCTCCCCGATCTCGGGATTGGGGAGCGGGCGCAGGCTGTCGTTCATCATTGCCTCCAGTTCCTTGGTAGAACTACTCAGTTCTGGCTGGAGATGATTCTGCGTTGCCGATCCGGGTACCGCTTGTCGAGTTCCGAGATCTCCCACTGGAGTCGGTGCCGGTTGTGATCCGCCGGATTCTGGAGCAGATCCTTTGCCGCCCAGACGATGCGCTCCATCTGGTCCAGCTTCTTGCTGGTGTTGTACTGGTGTACCATGGCCGCGATGTGACCCACCGCACTGACCATCATCGCGAGGATGAGTAGGATCATGAGATGACTCCGTTCGGCTGGGTCTTGTCAGTCCTTGAGCCAGGAGGAGTGAACGAAACCGTCGCTCCCGCAGAACTCGATGCCGGGAACGGTGCCGTCGAGCTTGTAGTAGGTCTCCACGGCCTCGGTGGAAACATCCAGGATCGTACGCTCGACCCCCCGGCTCCCGTCCGCGGACCAAGCACGACCTTGTCCCCGATCCGATGCATTATGCGCGGGTCCATCAGCCGCGGGTCCATCAGCAGTGCTCCTTCATCCAGGTCTCGGCTGCCTCCAGCCCCGCCTCCGCGAGATCCGCGGCGTGCAGGATGGCGTGAGCGAGCCGTCTGGCCTGCTTGGGGTCGATGTCACCCGTGGCGGGGACGTTGACGGTGCCCCCGTAGGTCTGGGGGTCGAGTCCCGATGGAGTCACCAGAACTCCACATTCGTTCACACGAACGGTGCGGCCGTTCATTTCGTCCGGCAGGCCATTGAACACGACCCGCTGCGCCGTCCGAACCATTTGCTTCGGCATGATACCCCTCCCAAATTCTTGTCCCCACAAGGACTACTCAGGTTCGACCCGGAATGATCCCACGGTTTCCGGTTGCGCCCGGAAGTACCGGATCAGCGCCAGGATGTCATCCAGCGTGGGCGGTTCGACCCCCAGCCAGATCGTGCGGAAATACCGGACATCCGCACGAGCCGTTTCGCTCGTGAGCCCGAGCCGTTCCGCAGCCTGCTGTGCCCACTCTTCGGTGTTGTCCATGTCCGTTTTCATCCGAGTTCGTTGTAGGTTTCGACAGCCTGCTTGAGGCTCTCGCCCTCGTAGACTACCTCGTTGTCACTGAGGGTGGTGACATCCCGTTTCATGACCCGGAAAACAACGTCTGGAACCCTGTAGCCGAGACCTGCCACAGCAATGGACAACCTCTTGCGGTACCTGCCGTCTGCGGTTGTCGCGCTGGCATACTCGACCTCCGGGTGAAAACTCAGAATGTCATCGACCGTGATTTTGTGCACCGTGCGGATCATGGTCAGCCCTCCTCGACGTCGAATCCGTCGCCTTCGAGTTCCGCGATGGCCTCGTCGAGCATGTCGGCGTCGATCATCACGTAGATGAAATCACCGTCCCGCTCGACGAGGCTTCCGGCGACGCTGCCGATCCGGCTCTGCACCTGCTCCGCTTCCCGGGTGTTCTTGCAGTAGCGGTGGAACGTGACGTCGTCATCGTCACCGTACTGGTAGGTCAGGGTCAGCACATCGCCCACCATGGAGTCTCACTTTCCGTCGATGACCGTCTGGACGATCCGAAGCCACTCCTGCGCGACTTCCCGCTGAACGTCCCACGGGAGCCCCTCGAAATCTGCATCCAGCTTTTCCCGATGTGTCAGGTCGACGATCAGGTCTGCCACGATCCGTCCGGCGGGCTGACACACATCGAGACCGAGCCGCCTGGACCATTCGATGGACAGATCGTTGACGTATGCCTCCCCCAGCCCGTTCGGGCCGAGCAGGGCTACGACCTTGCGGGACTCGCCGTCGGGGCCCCGCAGGAACGTGCAGTCCATGGGCTCGTCCCCGCTCCGGACCCACAACTCGCGCATGTATCCCGCGTGCCACGTCTTGTACCGCAGCGTAACCCACTCCGGGGTCACAGCCACCGCCACGCAGGGCCCGTAACGACGGGACACGATCCAGCAGCCGGGGGTGATCAGGTTCCGCATGGTATCCCTCAGTCCTTGAGCAGGTCGGCCAGATCGTCGAGGTAGTACAGCACCTCGGAGTGGCCGGAGGAGTGTCCACGCTCGTAGGCCATGGCGAACGCCTTGTCGGCCTTCGGGTGCCCCGTCAGACCGACCTCGGCCAGGGCGTCGGCGCGGAACTGCGCGTCGAGCCGCGCCCGCTCCTCCTGGTACGCCTTCCAGGCGGCCGGATCCTTGCTCTTCGAGACGTAGGGCAGGGTGCTCTTGTATGCGCTGAAGTCCATTGTCATCCTCTTGTGTCTCTGTCTTGCCTGGACTGCTCAGGGTCGGTCGGGAATGATCCCAGATCAGACCTGAGGATCCATGAATCCTTTTTCCCACAACTGGTGGAGACTACGCCCCTTGACGGTATCGACGGGGTAAGGGTTCTCCCGTGCCGCATCGGTCAACGTCTTGGGGTGACCCCCCTCGAAACATCCGTGTCGGCGCATTTCAGCGCACTTCCGGCGGCCCTCGTTCTGGATCCGGGACTCGTGCTTTCATCTCCGCTGGGTCAGAAACATCCGGACTCGGGGCACGATGACGAGGATGACGAAACATGCGAACGTGAAACCGACTACGACCCCCTGGGTCCAATACCAGCGGGCGATCTCGAGAGTGGTTCCCGTACTCTCCAAGTTCATTCCGGGACTGAAAAGATCACCCAACCAAGTCCAGAAGTCCATGCTCATTCTCCCTTGGGCAGTCGGTTCTCGAACCCGTACCGCTCCGCCATTTCCCGGTAGACATCGTCCCCGTAAACCATGTCCCCGTAGATCCAGTTGGCGATGATCGTGAAAGCCCACAGGGCGCTGTAGTTTTTGAGGGACGGCAGGTATTCCCGGGCGAACTCCAGGGACAGCATCCCACCCGGGTAGAACGGCATGGACGCACCGATGTCGTGGATGAACGCCGTCCCCAGGATGGCCTCGCCGGGGGTACCCGCGGGGGCGAGCAGGTCGGTAGAGAGGTGGAACGTGCAGACATAGCGCGTCCCGTCTCCCGGCTGCCATACAACCGAGCACCCCTGCGCGTTCATGATGATCTGGCAGGGAAACTTGGACGTGGCTTCGATCCTTTTCTGGTATCCCAGGTTCAGCATGGTCAGCACTCCATCAGCAGGGCGAAAATGAGTTCCTCGTCCTCGCGGACGTACTTGCCTGCCTTCTGTTTGCGCAGCAGGCCGTCCAGCAGGAGGTACTTCATCCGGGCCAGCGTCTCGGATGGGGTGTCTAGGGACACGGGCACCTGGAACGAGAGGGTGACCGTTTTCGTCGGCTCGGAGTCGAACCGGAGCGGTACAACCCGATCTACATCCGAGATGACGAGATCGCTGAGGGTGACGGGGGCCAGCCACTGGCGCGGCTCGAACCACAGCACCCCCCGATCGTCCCGGTGAACGGAGGCTTCGGAGGAGCCTCCGTATATCCAGTAAATCTTGTAGAGCCCCGGCCGGGACAGATCCGACACCTGGATGCTCATCACTTCTCCTCGGGAAACAGGTCGTTCAGAGTCACGTCGTCGCCCGAGACCGTGACTTTGCCCACACCGTCGGCGCTGACGGCGTACTGGAAGGTCACGGAGATCTCGGGGTGCGCCCCGACGTACTTCTGGGCGAACTGCTGAGCACCCGCCAGCGTCTTGAAACGCCGGGTGATGCCGAATCGATCGAGTGACCGATAACGAACGGTGATCATCATCCCCTCCGGAACCAGAGGAACCCACGGTCGCGGCACTCGGCCACCTGAATGCCCGTGGGCTCGTCGAGCACGTACACCTTCGAGAAGTGGCTGCTCCCGCACGGGCACGGCACCTTGGTCGCGCCCAGGACTCGCACCGAGGTGCCCCCCAGTTCCGCCGGGAGGCGCACCCAGTCCGGGACGTCGACGTCGAGGAGCACCGCCGTCCCCTCGGGCAGATCCACCGTCACGCTCGTCTCGCCCACCCGCCGCTCGCCCCACGCCGTGTCGCTCATGATTGGGATCTCCTTCCGCGGGGTCTACTCGGGTTGCTCCCACGATGATCCCATCTTTTGGGGGATCATTCTAACCCGGGAGAGAGTAGAAGGCGTAAGGAGGAACACCATGCACCTGAACCCGGCCGATTGGATCGAGCGTATGGTGGATGCGGGACTGACCCGGCAGGAGGCCACCTACTACGTGGGCTCGTACCCAGCCGAGGAGTGGCCGGACATCATCAAGTGGGCGCAGGAGCCCGCCGACCTGGACAGCTACCCGGACGGTCCCATCCCGGACTACGACTACTGACCTTTTCGCCCCTGCGGGAGCGTTTCCTAATGCTGACGGACCATGCCAGATCCAGATCGCAAGCACGAGGGATATCGCACGTTTTGGTCGAGATCGCTCGTGATTGGGGTGACCCCTATCCGGCAGGGAACGGTTGCACGGCGTGGGTGCTGGGGCGTCGGGCGGCACAGCGGGCGGCGAAACTGACGGGAAGGCAGTGGCGGAGCGGAGTTGTGGTGGTCGAAACCTCGGACGGGGTGGTGCTGACCGTCATGCACTCCACCCGCAAGTGGAAGAAGAGTTTTTTGCCCCACCGGGATCTGCGGCCCTAACTTTTTGGGATCATTTCAGGGGATCCCAGAGTAGTCCTTTCGTAGGGCGAGACACGGACGAAAGGAAACAGAGATGAGCAACCCGAACCTGACCGTGAGCAAGTACAAGGCGCTGCGGGGCGACGAAGGCGACGCGTTCAACTGCGACCTCTACTGGGACGGTCAGATGGTCGCCCGCGTTTCCTACGACGGGCGCGGCGGCATGTTCAGCTACGACTGGACGTGCAGCGGCGGGTCCATGCACCGTCCCGGCGCGACCGGGCGCAAGCTGCTCGCCCAGGTGGACAGCCTCCCGGAGTACGAAGCGTTCGGCATGATGCTGAAGCCCAGTCTCGATGTGAAGGTGGCCGAGGCCGTCGGCGCGCTCCAGGAAGAGAAAAAGCTCCGTTCCTGGTGCAAGACCAAGACGGTTCTCCGGCTGCCGAACACGAACCCGGGTGACTACCTCGTGTTCAAGGCGACCTTCTGCCCGCAGGTCAAGGCGGCCCTCAGCGTCAAGTACGAAGGGGCCGAGTTCGTGAACGAGCGGTTCAGCCGCTAGAGCCGGTCACGGGAGAGTCAGATGAAGGCGAGCACGTCTACCAAGCTCATCGCCAATCTCGCCTCCCGTGCCGTTCGGGCTGCGGTGAAGCAGCACCCCGCCGTGACCCCCGATGTTCAGCGGGGTCATGCGCTCGCGCAGTGTGAGAACTATTTCCGTGAGCATGATCTGCCGCTCACCACCGAGGTGCAGATCCGGCTCCGGTGCGCCATCCGCCTCGCTTTCCTCAAGGTGGGGTGATCAGAGCAAGAGAGAGAAAATCACATGGAACATCTGCTGCACGTGTTCGGAATCGGGGGAAGCTGCGGGGAGCACATGATCTGGTGGTCGATCGGACCGATCGGCATCGGGGTCGTTGCGTTCCGCCACCAGATCAAGCGGCAGAGCCTCCGCCTCGGTGAATGGCTCTGGAAGGGGTTGGTGTCCCAGTGAAGACCGTGAAGCCGAAGCCCAGGTCCGAGCCGGACAACATCGTGACCCGGAACCGCGCGTACGTCGAGACCCTGAAAGCGACCCGTGATCCGCGGGCGGCAGTCCGGGCCTACTGCGCCGGGAACCGCTGGCTCACCGAGAACGCCAAGGGCGTGGGGAACTGGTGACCCATGATCGAGTCCGAACAGCAGAAATTCATCCGTTACTACCTCACGCTGGCCCTGTTCCGATCCCAGGTGGACGCCTATGCCGACCAGTGCGGCTACCAGGGCGGATTTTACGGCGTCCCCGAGGAGGGGAAACCCGCATTCATCGAGCAGTTCTGGGCTGCATCCCCGAGGATGAGAACCTGGGAATAAATGGGATCATTCCGAAACGGATCCGAGTAGTCCTCATGCACAAGGGAGGTGCCTGATGGACTACGCCGCCACCAAGCTCGTGATGCAGCGCTGTTTTCCGAGTCTGTTTCCGACCGAGGACGACGTGCTGCACCACCTGTTTTTCGTGAACGGGTGCGGGTACGAGTGGGTCGGTGGGCAACTCGTGAACCCCGAAGACGGGAAGGATCCGAGAAAGGTCATCCAGAAGATCCTTCGGAAACGACTCACCGACTGTCAGAAATCTCTGAGCGGCGAAAACAGCCCCATGATGATCAGAGTGTGGAAACGGCGCATCGAGGAAATCGACGAGCCCTGGGAGGCTCAGGCGGCCCGCGAGATCGAGCGGCGGCGGGAACTCGCCCAGTCCGACAACATCAGCTACATCTCCCTGCTCCCGGACGGGCAGATCTGTCGGGAGGTCTACCCCATCTGCAAATATGCGCAGATCCTGAACGTCCCCGACGACGTGCAGCCCGACTGGCTCGATGCCGCCCGACGGGCCATTGCCATGGTGCGTACCGAGCGCTGGCGGCTCTCCGATCGGGATCAGGAATGGGTCGACCGGGCGGAACGGAACCTCAGTCATCGATTCGGCCAACCCGCCTGAAATCGGGATCATCTGAGACGCATTCCGAGTAGTGTAGGTGTAAGGGACTCGATCCCGAGAAAGGGTTGAGGATGAAGATCACGCTCACGTTGAATGTCCCAGACGGCACGACCGAAGAGGGTCTCCGCCGGATGATCGCCTATGCGGCCGGAAACGTCGGGGTCGTCATGCACCGGGACGACAGCGCGCTCATCGAAGCGCTGGAGATGGCCTACGCGAGTCACCCCGCCGACGACGAGATCGCGCTGCGGCTGAAGGTGCCCCCGGGGACGACCGAGGCCGATGTGTTCCAGGCCATCCAGAATGGTGCCTGGGCTGAACTCGACACCCAGAACCTGGACGAGGGTGAGACGGCCCTGTTCAAGATGCTGACCGAGGCGGGCAAGGACATCAACGAATGAGCAATTCGCTACCATAATAGAACCCGCCCGATTTCCGTCCTTAAGTCGATAAAGTCATTATCGACCTCCTGAGCTCAGAGGAGGTCATCATGATTGACATTGATGTACTAGCACCTCGGGGTCGTAAGCTAGCCGGTGTTTACCGTCTCCTCAACATGACCAATGGGAAGATCTATGTCGGATGTTCCGTTGACATCCGACAGCGGCTTTTCAAGCACATCAAAGAGTTGTTTGCACACAAACATCACTCACAAAAACTTCAACGTGCCTGGGATAAATACGGTGCCTCCGTTTTTACTGCCGAGATTTTAGAGCTGGTCGAGAACCATCATGATTTACTTGCTCGGGAACAGATGATCTTAGACCGAGATCGGCCTTATGACTCTGACAAGGGATACAACATTTGTCATCAGGCTCGAAACCGGCTGGGGGTGAAAAGTTCTCCCGAGACTTGTGCCAAAATAGGCGCCGCTCACAAGGGCAAAAAACTCAGTCGGGAACAGATAGAACAGATGCGACAAGCAAATCTCGGCAAAAAGCATACGCAGGAGACAAAACGCAAAATTGCTGAAGCCAGTCGTGGCCGAAAGGCATCCCCAGAGACGTGTGCCAAAATCGGACAAGCACACAGGGGCAAAAAATTATCTCCTGCACAAAAAGAGTTTCTTCACAATCTCCACCAGGGAAACCAATACTGGGTTGGAAAGAGACATGCCGAGGAAACCAAACGTAAAATCAGTCTTCTTGCCCGGGAACGTCAAACAGAGGAGACCAGGGAAAGGGCAAGGCAACTCATGCATGCCAGATGGGAGGCGGATGACGGAAGCCTTCGGGACAAAATCGCGAGTGCCGTTAGCAAGAGGCACAAGGGAAAAGTCCTCTCAGAGGAAACAAGGGCAAAAATACGGGAAGCTTTAAAAGCAGCCTGGGCACGTAGGAAAATGCAAAGCACGGGATCATCAGCACTGAGATCCGAGTAGATCCTACGGGAGGACACCGAAAAATGACGGACACGCGAGTTCAGGGTCTGGTTAGCAAGCTGGTAGCTGCACGGGATGCCTACGATAACAATCTCCCGATCATGAGCGACGCTGCTTTCGATGCCCTGGAGGAGGAACTCCGACGGATAGATCCAGCCAATCCGTTTTTTACCAGGGTCGGTTCCCCCGCTCCAGTGAACGGTGCATGGCCGAAGGTCAAGCACCAGATCCCGATGGGCAGCCTGAACAAGGCCCAGGTCCCCGACGACATGGCGACCTGGGACAAGGGCTGCGGCGCCCGCGGCCCCTACATGATCATGGACAAATTGGACGGTGCTTCCTGTTTCGATGGGGAGACCCTCGTTCATTTGGCGAATGGGGAGACCGTCAGCATCGAAGAGATCGTCCGACGAGATTTGAGGCCCCGAGTACTTTCCTGGGAACCCGAGACCGGACTGACAACGGAAGCGGTGGTCGATGTCCATGACAATGGGGTCAAGGACAATTGGGTACGGGTAAATCTCGAAGACGGAACGTCGGTAACCGTTACTGAGGACCACCTTTTCCTAGTGCCCGGAGAAGGTTGGGTCAAGGCGAAAGACCTTGCGGGGAAAGAAATCCTGGATAATCATTAATCCGTCTATACGAGTAGTGTATAGAGGCGCCATCCAAGAGGAGGACCTCGTATGCTACTTGGACCAACATGGGTTATCGAACATCTGACTAATCTTCGGGGGAAATCAGGAAACACGACCTGTGGTCGTGTCTGGGCCCACCGGGTACGCACTGAAAAACCCACACTGACGTTAGTCTGTGATTCCTGTCACAGTGAAATCCCCGAGACATTTGAATGTCCCAATCGATTACGTCTCGTTTGGCAGACGATGCGTAAACACCAATTTGATTGGGGTCAGCATCTCTGTCCAAATTGTAGTGCTGTTCAGGCACAACAAAAAATGAAAAAGATCAGAAACAATCCGGAGTGGCGATCCAAATTTGCCGAAACTGTTGCATCGGGCATGTCCAAAATGTCTCCTGAAGAACGCCAACAATGGAGGACAAATTCTCGGGCATCTCTAATTCAGTATTATGCCGAAACATCAGAAGAGAAACGCCGTCAAGGAGTCGTAAAACAGTGGCAAACTATGACACAAGAAACCAAAGATGCCCGAGCAAAAAAAATACGGAAATGGTCTAAAAGTTTCTGGGCTGCCATGACGCCGGAGCAACGGAATCTACATGTATCCAAGATGATCAAAGGGCTGTCTCGGTCTAAAATTTCCGACGAGTTCAGACAGACGTTGGTGGGTTTTGGGTTGTACTACGGATTTCGCAGCGAACAAACCGTATCCGGGTTTGTAGTGGACGAATGCAATGAAGAATTAAAAGTCGTAATTGAGTTTTACGGGGACTACTATCATTGCAACCCCAGAAACCCCAAGTTTGCAGACCCTGAATACTATAATCCCACCCTCCGTATGAAAGCGTCCCAAAAATGGGAGTCTGATCGTAGGAGGTTTGCAGCGATTAGAAAAAAAGGATATCAGGTGCTAGTGGTTTGGGAAAATGACTGGCGGAAATCTCCAGCAACGGAAATAGCACGAGTTCAGATGTTCCTTTCCGGAGCACGAAAAAAATCGGGATCATCTCCCCCGTCATCAGAGTAGAATAACTGGAAACAGGAGGTCTTCGACAATGCACGTTCTATCTGTCGAAAAAGTTCCGGGCCCTCGTCGTGCTTTCGACCTGACGGTTGCGAATACCTCGTGTTATTTCGTGGGGACTGGGGTACTGGCACATAACTGTGGCCTGCGGTACGAGAATCGGCGGCTCGTGCAGGCGCTGACCCGCGGTGACGGGGAGGTGGGCGAGGACATCACAAGAAACGTGTTGCTGATGGCCGGTGCCGTCAAGATGCTGCCCCCGACCCTCCCGGACGGGAAACCGACCCCCAGCACCGTGTTCGTGCGGGGCGAGATCGTCTGCCTGAAGTCCGATTTCCGACTGCACTTCCAGGGTGAGTCGAACCCCCGCAACACCGCGAGCGGGACTTCGAAGCGCCAGACGAACCACGAGAAGTGCCAGTACCTGACGATCATCACCTACGAGTGCCTGCCGGTCGGTGTGACCCTCGCCTCGAAGTCGGACGAGATCAACACCCTGCGGGCGTGGGGGTTCCGGACCCCGAACTGCAAGCGGGTGCTCGGGTTTTCCGAGATCGAGGACGTGTACCAGGGTTACGTGCAGACGCACCGTGCCGCCCTCGACTACGACATCGACGGGCTGGTCGTCTACATCGACGACACGCACCGGCGGGATGCGCTCGGGGAACTAAATAATCGTCCGCGTGGGGCATGCGCTTATAAGTTTCCGCATGAGCAGAAGTCCACCGTGCTGCGCAACATCCGCTGGCAGGTCGGCAACAGTGGGCGCATCACTCCGGTGGCGGAATTCGATAGCGTGCTCCTGGCCGGAGCGAACGTAGTGCAGGCGAGTCTCCACAACATCTCGAACATCAGAGACTTGTGGGGCAGCGCAACGCCGTGCAGCGGGGATCTGATCCTTGCGAGCCGTCGGAACGACGTGATCCCATTCGTGGAATCCGTCATCACGGCTCAAGGGAGCGGGGTACCCTTTCCCGTTCCGACCGAGTGCCCGATCTGCAAGACCCCTCTCCAGATGGACGGCGAGTACCTCGTCTGCCGCGGCGAGGACTGCTCGGGTCAGGTGACGGGGTCGATCAAAAGATGGGTTAAGAAGCTCGGTGTCCTGCACGTGGGCGACACCCTGATCGAGGCCATGGTCGAGGAGTTCCCCTTCATCCTGGTCGAGTCCGAGTTCGAGGAGCGGTTCGGGGTGACCTACGACGGATTCACCAAGCTCCCGCCGGACGAGCAGGACAAGATCCGGAACAGCGCGCTGGCGAAGATGGACATGGCTGACCTGTACCTGATCGACCCTGACCGGCTGGCCGACCGCCAGATGGGTGGGCGCCGGATCGGGAGCACGGCGGACAAGGCCATCAACAACCTGCGGGCGAAAATGACCCTCCCGATCCATGTCTTGGTGGGCAGCCTCGGGATCAACCTGATCGGCCGGGACATGGCGAAGACGATCGTGGACGGCGGGTTCGAGAGCCTGAGCAAGATGCTTAAGGCTCGGATCCCCGAAATCGCCGCGATCCCCGGGATGGGAGATACGAAGGCTCGGGCTTTCGTCGACGGGTTCGCCCAGAAGGCCGGACTGGTGGGCAAGCTCCTCGCCGTGGGCATCCAGGTGCAGATCGTGTCCGGGAACCTCGCGGGCAAGAGCTTCTGTTTCACCGGCTTCAGATCGTCCGAACTGGAGGACGCCATCGTCAAGGCCGGGGGCACGATGAAGAGCGGCGTCAGCAAGGGGCTCCATTACCTCGTTTCCAGCGACCCCACCAGCAACACCGGCAAGATGCAGAAGGCGCGTTCCCTGGGCACCCTGGTCATCAGCGAGGACGAGGCCCGGACGCTCGCCGGAATCTGACAGCCACATCCTCCTCCGAAGGAGTAGATGCTCCGGAGGAGGCAGACATGGCCCGCGAAGTCCTGTTCCCCGCTGAACGCCGTCGACGCCGTATCCGTCTGTTTCGGATCCTTGCCGCTATCGTGGCACTCCTACTTCTCCCAGTAGCTTTTTACGTCGCGGTCGAGTGGGGCGAGAGCAGCACTCGGATCCGGCAACGTGCTCAGGCCCTCCGGTACCAGATCTGCCAGCAAGCATGCCAGCAAGCCGGATTCATGACACCGCATTGGCGCCCCTGCGCCCGCTGGATCCAGTGTTTTTACTGCGCCGATGAGAGGGGGGTGTTGACTCCGGAGGTTGCGCCGGGCTGCTGCCAGTACCAGTTGTCCGCGGGTTCTCCGGACTACGACGAGTTCCTGGAGCGGTGTGGCAAAACCGACCCGATGCCTCCGGTTGAGGGGACTCGTTCTCGCCCGGAGTAAGTGCCGGATTCAATGTGGGAGATGGACCGATGCTCAAGGTCAATAAAGTCCAGAGGCAGGTAGCTGAGGGGTGGTACGAGCAGTTCGATGCGCTACACCATATCGCCAAACAGCACTGGACGGTCGCGGTACGGGGCTGGAACGTTGGGTATGCCGTCTGGACGGATACCCCCGACAATGTCCTCCGTTCAACTGCTGATCTGAATCGGTTGGTGGGCCTGTGCGTGGCTGCCGAACTTCGGCACCCGACTGCCATTGAAAAGCATCTGAAGCAGATAGACAGTAACAGATGCCCCGCAGCGGCTGCAGCCGAAGCGATCCGGTTGTACATCGCTCTGCATTTCCCTTATTCCAGCGACGATGCCTACAAAGATGCAGTTTCCCCGGCGGCGATCGAGTGCATCCAAAACAACGCGGTCGGGGGTGTTTTCACTTTGGGGGCTCTCCGTGACTACATCCCCACGCGACTTGTGCATTACGGACTCGGGCCGTCGGATTGGGGCCGAATCTATGAAGTGGAACGGAATTTGAAGCAAGCGGAACTGGCAGCCGATGACAAAGGTACCCCGGCAGCCATCAAAACGGAGGACACTCAGATGCCGCCCTATGACAATGAAGTCAGGAAGGTGAAAATGCCGCAGAATGAGAAACTCACGGGATTCATGAACTTCTGGAAGGACGCCGCCGTCGAGGGAGCCAAAGACGGGGCCAGCCACGCAGCGGTGGTGGCAGCGCGAGACCTCGTCAAGGATCGACTGGGCAGCCACTACCCGAAGTTCCTCCGCGCGTCGTTCGTGGGAGGGATCATCGACGATCTGGAGATCCCGGCCGTCCTCTCGGCTGCGGCCACCCTGTGGCCGAACCTGCCCCAGGCGGACAAGGTACGGATCGTGTGTGGCCGGGCTGCCCGGATGCAGTTCGCCATCTACACCGAGCGGCTCCTGGGCACGCTCGTGAAACCGATCTTCGGGGAACTGGCGAGCGTGTTCGAGTCCGTTTCCCTCGATGCCGCCGATGTCCCCCAGACCTGATCCCCGTAGCTCGTCCCCGCCTGGAGTCGTGATGGATCCGTCAGAAACCGAACAGGTAATCCATCAGCACCTGAAAAACGGCCCCCGACAGCCGCTGTTCCCACGGAACGCTCTCCCACCGCTCTGGGGTTTCCCCCCCTGGTTATATGGCGAACTAGGCCGCACGCTGATCTACGTGGAGCCCATGCCCGAACGAGCAGAGTTGCTCTTTTTCTATGACCCCGAGTCCGAGAGATCATCCTCCGACCCATCCGAGTAGATCCCTTGGGAGGGATCGATGCGCAATTTCCATCAGGCCGTCCAGGATCGGATCACGCAGTACAAACCGCAGGGCGGTCTCGACGTCACGTCCAAGCTCTTCCTCCACATGGCAGCCGTCCGGCACCCAGACGTGCGGGATCACTGCGAGCGGGTGGGGCTGCTGGCCGAGGCCGTCGCGATCAAACTGGACAAGGATCCGAAAGCCGCGTTTTTCGGGGGACTGCTGCACGACATCGGCAAGGCCGTCCTGCCTGCGGTGCTGTTCGACGGGCACAACATCAGCGCCGAGGAGTACGCGCTGGTGAAGGAGCATGCCTACGACGGGTTCAACATCCTCAAGGACATGCACCTGTTTACGGCGCTGATCTGCGGTGCACACCACGCCATGTACACCGCGGGTTACGGCGCCAGTCAAGAGGACTTCCCGAAAGAGTGGGGGCTGGCGACGGTCAAAAAGGCACTGGAGATCGCCACGATCGTCAGCATCTGCGATTTCATCGACGCGTTCACCCATCGGACGACGACGCTCAAGGACGGGTCGGCGGGGCCTGACCTGCCGTCGATGCTGGAAAAGAAGTACCCCAACGACTTGCAGGTTGTCCGGACGGCGCTGAAATGCGCCAAGGTGCCCGTCAACCCTCCGGGGGACAAGCCATGACCCTGACTTTCTATCTGTTCCGCACGAATTTCGCGGATGGCCGCGGAAAATGGGAGTACGACGTGTGTCCTTATCTGGTAGACACCGAGAAGGACTGGGACGCTTTCGTCGAATCCGTGCAGGACCAGTGGCAGCAGGAGTATGACTGGGCTGAGCACTACCGGGGCTGCGATGTTGAGCGTGCTGATCGGCCCCCGAAGGAATGGCTCCAGGAGAAACTCGCGAAAACCGTGGCTCAGGCCGCATACTACCGGGAACTGGCGGAACAGATCCAGGGCATCCTCCAGACGATGAAAGAGTAAGCACATGCCAACCCAGAAGTTCGACAGCGCTTTTCTGGACCGGATCCTCCAGGATTTCCGGACGCAGGACGCTCCCAGTCCGGTCGTGGACTATCAGCCAGAAAAGAAGCGTCCCCGGGAACTGGAGAGTCCCCGAGCATCGCATCCGTTCACGATGGTTTTCCGGGATCAGGATGGACGCCACTGGTTGGCCAAGGGGGACGAGGGGTGTCGTTTCCGGGATTGGTGGAGCCCGACGACCATTTGCACCCAGGTTTATCCACGCGTGGTATCCATGATCGTGTGGGATCCCGTTCCGGAGTTGATATCATGACGAAGGTCAAGAATCTCGTACTCGAATATGAGATCCTCATGGAGATGCCCCGTTTCCCAGGGCAGAAAGTGCCGATCTGTGGGTTGTGCGGCAACACGGGGAAAATCCGGCACGAGGTGCCCCCACCCCCGGCCTATCAGGGTGTTCCGACAGGGCGCATCTTCGAGGCTTTCTGCCTGTGTCCGAACGGCCGCAAGGACAAAAGGCGGCATGACAAGGCACAGGCAAAGCTTCGGGCGCAAGCGGCACTGCGGAAAGCCACCCTACAGTATGAACAGGATCGTGAATCGTTCATGCAGGACGACTGGGATTGACCATGTGGCGTAGACTGTGGAATCGGATCCTTCTGGCTTACGGTCGTCTGCTGCTCAAACTCGGGCGTCGGTTCCACTGGACACTGAAGTCGACGGGCTGGCTTGCCGTCAGCTTGCTGATCTACCTGTTCATCATGTTCATGTTCCCACCTTTGGTTCTCATGACCATCCTGGTGGGGATCGTTTCGGTCAAGGCAATCCTCGTAGCCCTGCGGACGGACCAACATGCCACGGACTGACAAGGAACGACTCGGCAACGGGATCGAATCCTGGGTGGACTGGGAACCTGCGACCCAGGATCGCAAAGGTGGCTGGCAGTCCTCTGCCCAAGGCAAGGTGCGGTTTCGGGACGAGGCGGGGGCTACGTTCATCGCGGAAACCATGAGCCGGGTAGCTTACGACCGTACGGCCGAGCGGGCTCAGGAAGCAGCCATCAAGCGAGCCAAGAAACTGGTCACCGCCATCGTGTGTTCAATCCGAACGATCCGAGGTGATGACGATGCATGTTAACTTTTTCCTGACCCCCGAAGAGGAACAGCGTTTTCGGTATCTCCAGAACAAGGTGCGGGAAGAGGAACAGCTAGAGCTACAAAAGTACCCCCTACAGGGGGAACTGCGTTCCACGGACCCGACGAAATTCTGGCAGGCACGCGAGCAGATTTGCAACAAATACGGCAAAAGGCGAGCGAGCATAGGCCAGATCCGTGAACAATTAGTCATCAGTCGAGTCGCCGCTAACCCGGAACCGTTCTTGATGGGCTGCCTGTACATCGTCAGTTCCCGTGGCATCTATGACTGGTTCGGGTATCCGTCAGTTTACGTCTGGGAGAAAGACCAAGACCCAACTTGGGTGGACTTCAGAGACAAGTCCAACACACTGGAGTCCAGACGCACATTGCATCTCATCCTGACGGCGCTGCTGGAGATCCCCCCCACATGGGGTCGTTCCGCGTTTCTGCGTTTCCTGCGCGGGACGGGCAAACAAGCGGGGGCGAAGTACACGGGAGCAGGGGCGTTAGGGAAAAACTCCGGGTGGACCCAGAAAGAGCTTGACGACGTGCTTTTCCGGTTACTGGACAATTACACTTTCGGCAAGCCCCTGTGGAGCACGGGTCCCGTGGTCGACGTGTACTCGGGGGGTCTGGAGTACGAAAAATTCTGGGAGCTTATGGATCAGGGTACGAATGCCTGGGCCGCGACCAAAACGACCCGGAATCGTCCGTTCATCCAGGATCTGATCCGTCGCTTGGAGGAGATGGGGATTTGACTCCGACCGCCTATACTGTAGGGAATGCGACCGCGTACAATTCTTATCTCGCGTCCGACCGGAATTGCTGCAAGAGGGGCATTTGCCAGTTGCCTGATGGTTCCTGGTATGGCGGGGGTTGGGTGTGGCGCACGGCGGACGAGGCCGCTGAGTTCCTGTACCGAGCCCCGGACTGTCAAGGGTTCGCGGTCTACGGGCTTGTCTTGCCCCTGGGGTGGGACGTCGACGTAAGCCCCCAGCCTGATCCGGAGGACGGGGTTCACCGTCTTCTTCATGATGCCCGCATTTTATCCCTTTGAGGGGATCATTTCCTCTCAACCCCGAGTAGTCAGGGCAAGGAGGAAAAAATCCCATGAGCACCACGAGACAGCGCCCCCACCAGCCCTCGAAGGGCCAATACCAGCAGATCGAGATCCTCGGAGAGACCAGCGAGTTCCGTTTTACCGAGCTTCAGGAACTCATCGCGGCGAAGGGCCTCAATCCCGAGGACGTCGTGATCGAGGGCTGCACGCGCTACATCGACGACCTTGACGAGTTCCCCGGCGTGTATGCCTACATCACCGAGTGGGAGGACAACCCCAACTACGAGGCCGAGATGGAGCGGTACAAGCTCGATCTGGCCGAGTACGAGCAGTGGGAGCGGGAGGAGGCCGTTCGCAAGGCGGCCGAGGACGTGGTGCGCGCGAAGCAGCACCTGGAGCGGGTCCTGGGCAACGTGCGGGACGCCAAGGCCAAGCTGCGGGCGCTCGCGGGCAATTAAGTTCTGGGGATCATTCGGGACCAACCCTGAGTAGTCTCCTCAAGGAGGACGACGATGGGCAAGTTCAAGTACGAGCCGACCGTTCGGCCGTTTCCGATGTCTGGTACGTCCGAGGAGACCACCCTGATCGAGGCGGAAGAGGACGAGTTCTGTCTCGCGACGCTTCTCCAGATCGTCGAGGAGAAGGGACTCGACCCCCAGAAGGTCCGTGTGGGTTCGACCACGCGGTACTGCCACGGGGAGTGGGAGCCCCGGGTGTACGCGACCTGCGTGGAGTACACCCCGAACCCGAACTACGACGCCGAGATGCGCGAGTACCAGAAGGCCCGCGAGCGGCACGACCGCTGGAAGGCCGAGCACGACGCCGAAAAGCGTCTGGCGGAGGCCGAGGCGGATCTGCAGGTCGCTAAGCTGGTCCTCGCCCGGGTGCGTGAGGAGACGCGCCCGAAGCGGGAGAAGAAGGGGTGAGCCATGAGGGTGTTCCTGCGTCACTGGTTCCCCCAGGACGAGGGTGCTCCGCCTCAGGGGGACTGCGAGATGACCCCCGAGGAGATCCTCGCCCTGGCCGACCGCTTCGACGTCATGATCAAGCGCCGGTTCGAAGAGGAGCCGCCCCGGCCGCCACGTCGCTCGCGCCTGAAGGGGTGGCAACCCCCCGCCCGGAAGCTCGAAGACCTCCTGATCGTCGCCCTCGACCGCAAGGGTGGCGGATTCCGGCAGCGATAAGGAAAGGTACCCGTGCAGATTCAGAGCCTCAGCGTGGTTGTCCCCGGTCGGTGTGTGAACAACTGCGCCTTCTGCGTCAGCCAGACGCACGAGTCCCCCTACGACGACGTGGTGAGTCCGATTTTCCATCAGGGGAGGGGGGAGCCCACGCCCGAGTACGTCGGCTGGGTCGAGCGGGAGTATCGAGACCGTCTGGCGTTCGCCCGGGACAATGGGACAAATGTGGCGATCCTGACGGGTGCCACAGAACCCCTCGCTCGTGCAAAGTTCGTCGACTGGTTCGCCAAGATCAACCAGAGCCTGGATCGCCCGTTTCGCTGGGTAGAAGTCCAGTCAACTGGTGTCTTTCTGGTGACCAAGCCGTTCCATCGCTGGGACTGCCTGTACCGTGCCTCCGTCAAAACGATCGCGCTCTCGGTCTCGGACCCGTTCGACGACGAGAACAACATGCGGATCATCGGAGTTCCCACGGAACTTCAGTTCAAGCTGGAGGATGTCTGCGGTCAGGCGCTCCTGCGTCATCTGAATGTCCGGATCTGCGTGAATATGACCGATGCCCTGAGGAACGTGACGCCCCAGCAGCTTTTCGACCGTGTGCGGGAACTCGGTGCCCAGCAGATCATGCTGCGGCGCCTGTACACCAGCGAGGGTCACACGGAGAAGGACGAGTGGGTGCGCCAGCACGCGCTCGGGACCGAGGAGATCGAAGTCTACCGCCGGTACATCGCGGAGAACGGCAAGCCGCTGGAGCGTCTCCCGTTCGGCGCAATGCGCTACTCGTTGGGTGGTCTGTCCACAGTCCTCGATGAGGACTGCATGGCCCAGGAAGTCAAAGAAAGCATTAGGTATTTGATCCTTCGCGAGGACTGTCATCTCTATTCCCGGTGGGAGGACGAAGCAAGTCGCTTGTTCTAGCCTCCCAGGCTAACAGCACCCATTCGATGCATCCCTCAGGATCAGCTTTCCACTCGTGCTCCCAGATCTCGACCAATGTCCAGCCCTGATTGGACAGGTACGTGCGTTTGGAACGATCGATGGCACGAGCTTTGTTGTGAACGACGCCGGGGTCGACTTTTTGATGGGATCCTTCAGGAGGACTCCCGAGTAGTAGAACCGGGAGGTATCGGAATGCCCACGAAGCTACTGACGACTGCGGTCGTAGAAAAAGACGTGGAGAACGCCTATCGGGAGGCGATCCGCAAGGGTCGCCCCGAAGCGGTCATCACGTCGCCCCACAAGACGGACGGGTACGCCCAGTGGTCGACCGTGCGGCTCCTGCTCGAAGCCAAGTACGACCTCGACTTCAAGGGGCGAGTCCCCGTCTGCAACACGCTCGGGCAGTGCCTCCTCTACATCAAGCGGTTCGAGGCAGCCGGAGACGTGCTCCCGAACGTCATCCTCGTGGGGGACAAGAACGAGTGCTTCGTGCTGGCGACGGCAGCGGTCAAGGGGTTCCTCGACCTGCCCATCGACTGGACGGCAGCGCCCTCGACCGGCTCCCCCGAGCTGACCCGGGCGCTCATCAACGGGACGGACATCAACCCCTACGTCTACGACGTGAGCGGGTCGTTCAAGTTCCGGGAGGTGCTCGACAAGATCGACGCCCTGGCAGCCGGGGAGCAGCACACCGTCCGGGCGACCGACACGAACATCTCGGCGATCTTCCTACACTGGCGGGACCGAGTCTTCGCCGGGGGCGGGTTGAGTGCCGTCGAGCAGGTGGACGTGTACCTCCGCTGCCTGTTCCAGCCCAAGGACGTGTACCTGCACCCGACGAAGCGGGGCGTGCTGGTCGTGCCGGGCTACGCCGATGGGGTGCCGGTCAACTCGGACCAGTACCGCTCGTTTTTCGACCACTTCCAGCAGGGGTATCGACCTTCGGAGATCGACCGCTTCTACTCGATGAAGGACCGGCTGGTCGAGGACGACGCCCGCCGTCGGCAAGGAGCCTTCTTCACCCCGAGGATCTGGGTCGACCATGCCCACAAGTACATCGAGTCGGTGCTGGGTCCCAACTGGAAGCAGGACTGCATCGTCTGGGACCCCGCGTGCGGTACAGGGAATCTCACGAGGCACTACCAGTTCGGGGACTTGATCCTCACGACGGCTGAGAAGCCCGACGTGGACGTGATTCGAGAGCAGGGGTACAACCAGGGGGCGCTGGTCGCCGCCTACGACTTTTTGAGCCCAGGAGTCCCGAACCCGTTCTTCGAGGACAAGAACGTCCTGTCGGACGCCATCGTGACGAAGCTGCGGGAGGCGAGCAAGGCGGGTCGGAGACTCGTGTGGTTGATGAACCCGCCGTACGGGGAGGCGGCTAACGCTGGTACAGGGACAGACCACAAGGCGGGAATCGCTCTCACGGCAGTCAACGGGGACATGAAGACCGCCAAGATGGGCTCCGCTGCACGTCAGCTCTACGCCCAGTTCATGTTTCAATGCGCCAGACTGGCTCGGGACTACGGATTCCAGGCGTATACGGTCGCCGTTTTCTCCAAACCGACGTTCATGTCCAGCGGGTCCTACAAGCCGTTCCGGGACTGGTGGTACAGCAAGCACGAGTTCAAAGCGGGATTCCTGTTCCAGGCGTCTCACTTCGCAGACGTGAGTGGGGCGTGGGGAGTGGCATTCACGGTCTGGAACGAGGGCAAGACGGGACCCACGAACGTCCTGGACTTGAAGGACGAACAGGACTTCACCGTCGTCACGACGGGCGCCAAGTCCGTCTACAACTCGGACGGACGAGATGCGCCCGCTTGGGTGCAGGAGCCCATCAAGAACATCGAATCCCTCGAAGCCCCCGGACTCACGAGTGGGATAACAGTCGTCACCGTGGACTCTGTACTCAAGAAGGGGTCCCTTGCTTATAGGCGATCCGACAATAACAACCTAACAGGAAGCGGACAAACTACCTACCTCCTCTCATCCGCTTCCTCCTGTAGCCAGTGGCGTATCGGATCAGGGATTCTCCCTTCCAACTGGCGCCGTGCCATCGCTCTGTTCGCCGCCCGCAAACTCGTGCTCGGCAACTGGATCAACGACAAGGACGAGTACCTCGTCCCCGACGAGACGAAGACGGGCTACGCCCAGTGGGTCAACGATTGCCACGTCTATGCCCTCTTGCATCCGTCCAACAACTGCACGGCGATGCGGAACGTCCCCTACAAGGACGGTCCCCCGAACGGCTCGAAGACGTGGACGATCCACAACCACTTCTTCTGGAAGTTGCACAAGGACACCCTCAACGCCCTGGACACCCCCGAGACCCTGGCGCTCTATCGGGACTGCCAGCAGCACCCCAGCAAGGACGTGTTCGGGAACGCCGTCGAGAGCACCCCCGACCCGTACATGGCACACGTCCTGGCACAGCCAGGGTTCACGCTGAGCCCCGACGCAGCCGACGTGCTGGCGAAGCTGGACGACCTCTGGACGAAGAGCCTGCCCCTGCGGGAGAGCTACGCCGCAGGGCGGCCCGAGCTTCACCTGACGGCTTGGGACGCCTCGATCTACCAGACGAAGCACCTGTTCCGAGAGTTGTTCCCGACCGAGTGGAAGGCGCTTCAGGAGGCGTGGCGGGCGCTGGGGGCTCGGTTGCAAGCTGGGGTGTACGAGTACGGGTTCCTCAGACGGTAGACAAGGGAAATGAACATGGACAGTGACAAGGTGCTCGATTCCTACGCGGACATCCCCGATCGGATGCTGTGGAAGGGTGCCGCCCTCGTACAGATCGACAACTTCAAAGCGCTGGCCGAGAGGCTGGGGCTCTCGTGGGTGCCGCTGCGTGTATCCTCGCCGTCGTTGTGCTTGCAGCCATCCAGGGGGCGGTGCGCAACGTTCCCTGGGAACTGAACCTTTTTGTCGCCGTGGCCGCGCTGATTCTGTTCAGCAAGATGATCTATGAGACCGTCAGAGCGTGGCGGGAAAAACCCGCCGACAGGTGAGTCATGGACACATTTCCGATGGGGTCGAACCCCAAACTGCCTTTGAAGGAACTCCGGGAGCGGCTGCAAGAATGGGTGGACTTCGATGTCGCAGCCTATTGGCTCGGGCTGTCGATGGGCATGTTCCCCCCGGAGAAAGGAACCTCGTGGGATCCGGAGATCAAATGGGTGTTCTGGTCCTGCAATCCCGAGGGTGACTTCCTGGGCCACATGCTTTTGGGGCTCGTCGAGTTAGGGATCCTAGAGCGGAATGAGGACGGGGATCAATTTCGCTGGTCCCCGAATCTGGGATCATTCATCCCGCCAGCAGAGTAGTCCTTCTGAAACAGGGGGTCTGATGGGACACCGAGGCGAGCGCCGCTGGAACATGGAACACAGCACGTACCGTCGGCGTAAGTTCGGTGCCGACATCGACGAACAGGAGATGGGCGAGATGGACAAAAATCCGCACCCTGAGCCTGATGTGACGGGGGGGAGTGTGTCCGACTCACAGTGGGCTAGAACCTGGGACGGGGAGTATCGCCGGGACGTCGGTGGGTTCCGTCTCTGGGTGAATGATCATGGCAAACGGCCGCTGGTCTGGAACTGGTGCATCCGCTATGGGATGTACCCGTGTCTTTTCGGGAACGAGTGTACAGGTTCCGTACAGGG